TGCATTAGTCACGGCTGTACAAATCGATGCTCTTGTTAAAGTTACACCACCTATAGCAGCTATAGTTAAATCATATTGTAAACAATCATAAATTGCTGATGTAGCGTCATCTGCATCTAACTTTATAATCGGTGTATATAATATAAGACAACTAGTAGCATCTGCCGCACTGATAGATATAATTCCATCAGTAGGTAATTGCAATTTATCAGCTGCATTAGCTTGATTTCTTTTGAATTGTATGAATTTGCTCATAATTTCTATCTTTTAAATGTTAATAATTAAACAGTTGACTTCATTAACACGAAGTTATTAGCCGCCTGCGTTACTAAGCATCTCTCAGATAAGAAATGTATTTGCATTGCATCCAAACCAGAAGTATAAGCTCCACCCACTGATCCATTCAACCAAGATTTATATCTCCTGTCGTCAGCTTCAGATGCTCTATATCTAGTATGTAAGAATGGTCTACGAATGTTTGATCCTAACATTTGATCGTATACTGTTGTAGTACCAGCTGGTATTAAAACACCATCAATGTCAGAAGTTAAACCTCTTGTAGAAGCATCATTTAGATATTTCCAATCAGTTTTGTAGAAGTCATAAGAACCTCTTCTAAACCCTGAAAATCCAAAATTCAATGCCATTTCAGCTTCGTTGTCAAAAAGACCATAAGAAGCAGCCGCTGTAGACATATAGTTACCATTCATAGCAGCAATCATATCATCAAAATCAAGAGCAGTAGCTCTAGATAAGAATAACATGTTTTCTTCAATTGCACCTTGCTTATCTAATTGCTTAAGAATAGTATCGAAATCTCCCATAGCGCCAGATCCTGGAGCAGCTGCACCAGCAAAGTCGTTATAAACATTTCCTCTTGTTCTTATCGCAGCGAATAAACCTTCAGTACCTGGAGTTCCTAAAGCATTTACAGCACCAGCAGCGCCATTTAATTCACCTTCAACCATAGACATCTCAAGATAATCTTCAAAACGCATTCTAGTTTCAGATTCAGATTTTAGATACCACAAGTATCCAGAAGCACCATCTTCAGTAGCAACTTCAACCCAACCAATTTGAGCTGTATCAGAACCAGAGACTTCATAGAAATCTTTAATAATGATAGGTTTGTTGCTAAATTGAGTTAACACTGGTTCAATAGCAGTAACACCTGAAGCAGCAACGTTATCTTGCGCGGCAGTACCTGACGCAAAATCCATTCCATTAGTTCCTTTTGCAAATTCAGAACCGTAAACGAATACTTTAATTGCAGTAGTGTCAGGTAAACCTCCAGCATTCATAGTACCAACTTGGTATGTTTGGCAAGTAACAACTGCTGTATTAGCTCCTGGACCACCTTTTGATGATGCAGCAACGTCAGTTACATAAGCTTTAACAGTATTAAGACCATCAGAAATAACAATAGTTTGTCTTTTTCTAATAGCACATTCTGCAGTAAGTCCAGTTCCATCCGTAGCATCTGGAATAGTTACAGTGATCGTACCACTAGCTATAGCACCGTTAGTTACAACAGCAGTGTCATAAGATACATGTAATCTATTTTGTTCAGACCAAATTACTTGGTCAGATGTCATCGGCATTTCTGCGCCGACCATCCTTAAAAAGCCGTTTAGAGTTCTATTTCCATATCTCTCAACCTCAGCTTCATATAATTCAGGTAAGTATTGCTGAGCAAAACTTCCTGTTGCCCCATCAAACGTTAAGTAGTTACTCGTTAGAGTTACTTGCAGTTGTGAAGGACTTAATGATGCGGGAAAACTCCCGCTGGTTGCAAATCCCATAATTTAAATTTTTAGTTTTAAGTTATTTTTTTTTATTTATTCTTACTTTTAACTTAGAACTATCAACACCTGATATCGCTTTTACTTTTAATCCTCCTATATAAACATCACCACTAGACGTAGCTCGTGGTTCATTGCTTATATTTTTAGATCTAGCTGTTACATCTTTAATAGCATCGGCTTTGCCTTGCTCATAAAAATGATTAGCAATAGAATCAGCGTTTAGTGCTGTGAAAATAGCTTTATGGTAATCACCATAATTACTTACTTCCCCTTTTTCATCTAGGAACTTCCCAACAAAATTATTTAGGTTAGACTGCGAATCCGAAACATTATCAGTATCATTAACATTGTATCTAAATCTTTTTTCTCCAAGATTGTATTCAAAACCTTTGAATTCTTGATTAAAAAACTTTTTAGTATCTAGTTTAAATCGATTATGTCTCTTATTTGCTATTTCTTGTTCTTCGTTATATTTATTGAAAAAATCCAAAGCTTTTCTTTGTTCTTGAGTTACACCAGGTCTCAACTTGACTTCCTCGTAGTATTTACTCTTTAAATCTTCCAAAAAACTTTTGGCTTTTACAATTTCTTCTTTATATTCAAGTTGCTTTTTCTTTGCTTCCTTCTCTTCAATAAGATCTGGATCGTAAGCAAACTTGTCTTCTAATACAAAATCAACTTCCTCAGCTGTTAAATGAGGTTTTGATTTTTTGTAATATTCTCTTAATAAATCATCTGTATCCACATTGGAATAATCAGCGTTTAATCTAACGTAATCCTCCATGTTACCACCAGTTTCTTTCATAAAAGTAACTAGTTTATCTACATTTTCAGGTAATTGCGGTTGTTCTACTTCTGGTGAAGGATTATCTATTTCTGGTTTATTTAATTCTTCTGATGTTATTTCTTCTATAACTCCTATTTCTTTTTCTTTTTCGGACTGCACTTCCACTTCTGTTTTATTCCCTTCTTCCGATCCGCTGCTGCCTGTGCTTTGCACGCTTTGAGTTGTTTCCCTTTGTATGGCATCTTGTATCTCTTTATTTTTTGTTGCTATAGCTTCTTCCTCTTGTTTTTTAAAATCTAATTTCGTAGGTTCTTCTTTTACTGTTAGTTTCTTAGGACGACCACGTTTTTTCTTCATTTTAAATTCACCTTGTTCTAATTCTCCCTTAGGAGATTCTTTTATTTGTTCTGACATAATATAATATAATAATTAATAAATATTATCTAGGCGTAAATTGCTCTAGACCGAATCCTCCCATATTATCATTACCTTCGGATTCAAAGTTAGTTGGTAATAAATCATTTTGTCTTTGATTAATCATTTGACTTTGTTGGGTTGCTTGTATTTTAGTTCTTTGATCTTTTTTGTTTTCTTTGAACTCTTCATTTGATCTTTTAGTTTGAGATTGAGCTTGTGCTAATTGCATATTATATTGGAATTCTTGTTCCATTAATTGCTTTTTGATTATAGCCTCTTGCTCCATTCTCTGAATTTCAAATTGAGACTTTGCTTGCTCGTATTGGATATTTTGCTCTGTTAATACTTGCTGTTTTTGAGTTTCTGCCATTGCAGCTTTTTCAGCTGATTCAGCATTTGCCTGAGCTTGAGCTTGAATGTTTTGTTGTTGAGCTTGTTGTTCTTTAATCTCCTTTTTCTCCCTCATCTTCCTTAACATGCGATTAGCTAACTTCAAGTTCTTAACTTCCCTTATTTCTATAGCATCTTCTAAGTTAATAGATTGTTGTTGGAGTGCCATTTGAATATTCTGTTCTAATATTTGGCTTTCTTCTTCATCTGGTTCTAATTGTAAGAATATTCCAAAATCATGTATATTTAACTGTTTTAATTCTTCTAATGTTTGAACATTATACATAGATAAACTATGAATTAAAGAGTTGTAGGTCATGGGGTACGATAGAGAATCTGCTAACCTCAAAGATATATTTTCACAATTCCTAAGAGTTAAATACAAACTCGATTGTAACACATGCCTTGTGGCTGTATTAGAATTTGCTGCTGCGAGTTTCTGTAATCCTACTAAAGCGTATTTATCTGGTGAACTACCGTCTCTTGCCTCATTTAATCCAGTTACATCTCTTATCATTTTAAGATAATACTCATATGTCTGAATTAAAGCTTGAATTTTCGCCATTCCATTAGAAGTGGCTAATTCTTGTATAGGTACTTTCCCTGGGTTTTGTCCTCCATCTTGAGTCATGGATCTGCCCACTATACTACCAGTCTGGAAATACATATTTAAAGCTTCTGCAGGATTGTAATTAGTACCGTTGCCTAAATCAACTTCTGCTAATCCATCTACATCAACAAATACTCCATCAGGCACCATTCGAGCCAATACTTGTTGGAGTTTTAAATGAGTTATTTGAATCATATCAGCAAAACTAGTTATTCTACCAACTATAGATTCTATTCTACCTTTATATAGTCTAGGAGCAACTATATTATAATTCATATTTACTTTTACAATATCAGAAAATGGTCTAGTCATATTTTCTGCCATTTTCCATTCTAGCATCATTTCATGACCTAATATTTTAGCTCCTGAATATAATACTTCTATAGATCTAAAAGCCTTTTTAAAATTAGAGTTTTCAGGTGGATTAAATGTGTCTTGTTTTATTAATGCTTTTTCTAATCCACTAGCAGTTTCTTTAATTTTCCAAACTTGATTCGTGTAAGTTTTATATTCAAAATATAATACTTGAACTGTGTTCCTGTCTTGTCTTCCATTCCAATCCCTAGTATAATTAGTATTTCCAGGATATTTCTGTATTTTTTCTAATTCATCTACAGTTAAATTTGGAAATTGCTTTTTTAATTCAGGTAACGTTATATTCTTTACTTCACCTACGTAATATAAATCTTCAAAATTAGGATCTTCAGTATAAGAATAAACCATTCTAGCAGGATCTACATAATCAACTACAATCCCTTCAGAGTTATTAAAAGTTGTTTTAGATGCTGCGATACCTAAAACTGTTAAATCATAGTTTAATCTTCTACGAGTTAAATCGTATTTGTTTTTATCTAATACATAATTAATAGCCTCTTCTTCTGCAACTTCAATAGACTGTTTATAATCTAACTGCATATGAACATCTAAATCCTCTTTTTTCGTAGGTATATTCTCACCTTTAGGAGCTTTCCCAATATCTAAACCAGTAAGTTCTTTTACTTTATCTACATATCTTTTAGTGTTTATATCATCTAATATAGATTGAGCATAAGCTGTTCTTTTCTTTGTCGACACTGGGTCTTGAGCAAAAGCATTAATCTCATAATTTCTTTGAGATATACCATTAACTAAAATATCAACAAACTTAGGTATAACAGGTACAGGTTTCCAATCTAAATTTAAATAGGATAAATCGCCATTTATAGACAATTCATCTTTGTATTTTCTAATTGATTGTTCTCCACGAGCATATAATCTTAATCTATGCAAATTAGAATAGTTAGTATTAAATCTATCATAAGTTCCCCTATCATTTCTAAACCATTCATTTTCAATTGCTCTACCTACTAGTAAACCATACTCCCAAGAAGCTTTTTCTTCATCAGGTACCACCTGATCTGGAAAAGAGCTATTAAAATTAGTACTTATCATTTATATTATTTTTGAAATATCACCTGTATTGTTATATTTTTTAATACCTAAAT